CTTTGCATTTAATACTAAGACTCGTAAGTTAACATACTACTTTACTGATGCTACAAGTGGCTTTGAGATTAGTGGTACATCCATCAAAAACTTTGATATAGAGCAAAGTATTCAACTTACACTAAGAGCTAATAAGGTTGATGAAGTGCTTAGCGTTATTTTGAAAAAGACTCCGAATCAAATAAATAAATACTTAGCTACTTTATCTTCGAAGAAGACAGCACCAAACGGTCGACTTAACGATGATACAATTCTACTGAGGATAGCATGACTCTAGAAGAAAAATTTCTAACTAAATCTAAATTTTCAAAGATGGTAGAATCTACCGTAATTGAAAAACGACTGACTTATATGGATGCTATATTATGGTTATGTGAACAAAACTCTATTGAGCCAGAAGATGTCAAAAAATTTATCTCACCAATCATTAAAGATAAATTAGAGGCAGAAGCAAGAAAATTAAATTTCTTGCCTCGTACTAATGAATTAGTGTTTGAATAAATTGGTGTACAAACATTCTATATTATGGTATAATACAGTTAATATTTCAGCAACATAAGGACAATACAATGTCATTTGAAAATCTAAAGCGTAATCGCGATCAAATCAATAAGCTTGTTCAAGCAGCCGATGCCGCTGGTGGTGGCGAAAAGAAAAACTACGGTGATGACCGATTCTGAAGGTGAAGACCTTCCGTGGGTGCGCTATTGGGATCACGGGTTCAAAGGTCCTACAGGGATGTGGTACATCGAGAACTCACTCACCTCAATTGGTCAAACTGATCCCGTCGGTGAACTTAACTCTCGCCTCTGGAACTCAGGCATTGAATCTGATAAAGATCGTGCACGAGATCAAAAGCGTCGTCTACATTATGTAGTCAATGCATTGGTTGTTTCAGATCCTTCAAATCCAGATAATGAAGGGAAGGTATTCCTTTACAAGTTTGGTAAGAAGATCTTTGACAAGATCATGGACGTCATGCAACCATCTTTTGCAGATGAGCAAGCTGTCAATCCATTTGACTTCTGGGAAGGTGCAGACTTCAAATTGAAGATTCGTCAGGTTGAGGGTTACCGTAACTATGACAAGTCTGAATTTGCTTCACCATCTCCACTGTCAGACGATGATTCAGAACTTGAAGCTATCTATGGTAAGCTGAATTCTCTTACAGAATTCACCGATCCTAAGAACTACAAGAGCTATGATGAGTTAAAAGCTAAGTTGATGCGAGTGTTAGGTGAAGAAGTAGAAGCTGGTGCTTCTACTGTTAAAGAAATGGCTCAATTGAATGAACCAGCTCCAGCTAAATTAGAACCAGTGACAGCGGATGAAATTCCGTTTGATACTGATGAAGATGACACGATGTCGTACTTCGCTAAATTAGCTAATGACGATTAAACTCGACTAGCATTCATATAGTCGTACTTATCGTAAACCGCAGCAGGCGGTGTTATCATAGCTTGATTGGTAACACCGCTTGAATTTATTGATCGGTTACTATTGTCCATCACAATCACTGGTCCACTACCCTTTGCCATAAACTCACCAATCATGTCTGCTAAAGCATACCCTTCTAATCCACCGGATCTAGGTGGTGGTGCAGTCAGTCTTTGAGCATTAGCATCAGATCTCATAGACAGCGCCATGTCTCTTCCACCCATTACACTAAATGCTGAAGTTGGAAGTTCTTCAGCTGATGGTGGTGTAGGAACATTTGCTGAAGACTTTTTAATCATTCCAGCTTCTTCTAATATCTTCTGAGCTAACCACTCTCCCGCAGCCTCTCCAGCACCAAAGCCAAGTAACCCTGCAGGTATACCAACTAAAGGTCCTCCTGCAAGTGAGCCAAGTGCTCCAAGTGTTACTGCTCCCGTAGTACCACCAAAGAATCTTCCAAAGTCAGTGATTTTTTCTTCTGAAGATCCACCACCCATTAATGTTGCAGCTAAAGAACCAGCGGAGATTGCAGCACCTAAATATGGTACTCTTCTTCCGGCGGACAATAACTTTTGAAATGTAGGAGATTTAGAAGCCAATCTAGAGTTTATTGGGTTCTTAACACCAATGTCTGTCAAAGCACCTCGAGCTTGTTCTGGACTTAATACCGTACCGGTTCTAGTATCAAATAGTTTTCCTTCAAGATTTCGAGTAATACCTTGCTTAGTAAGCTTATCAAGTTCAGCTCTAGATAAATTTTTGATTTGATTAGTGTTAGCCTTTTCTATTTGAGCTAATACAGCCGCACTAGTAGCTGCTGCTCCTCCAAATACTAATCCTTTTAAAATTTTGTCCGATCTGGTTATGACTGCAGTAACACCTGCAAGAGCTGTTAACAGCGTACTTTTTGGAGCTAAAATTAAAGCAAGTAAACCAATCGCTGCTCCAAATTCATCCCAATTATTTTTAAACTCTTCTGAATCAAAGTCGCCTGCTAATGCAGCATTTAAAAATTGTAATGAAGCAACTGGTATATTTCCAACGTATCCAATAAGACCACTTAGATCCGGTAGAGTCGTGTTGAAAAACATCTCCATTCTTTCTTTAAAGATATTAAAGCTATCTTCAAGCTTTCCTATCTCTTCTTGAACTTTTGGTGTAAGAAGAGAGCCACCAACGAATCCGATCACACCTAATCTTTTAGAGATTAGAAGTCCTAGAGATCCTAACTTAAGACCTCTAAATACAGCATCTCCAAGAGCTTTCTGACCAGTAGTAGACTCAATAAAATTTGCGATCTCATCTGCAAATGCAAGTGCAATTGCGGCAGGTACCATTCTCTTAAGTATTCCACCCGCAAGACCAGTAACAAAAGCGATGCCGGCACCTAAAGTAAATCCTTCGGGCAAACCAAAATTATCAAAAAGACCAGATTTTACTTGTACTCTAGATTCTTTATCTCTTTGTCTTACTTTTTCTCTATTTTCTATTTCTTCTTCTAGCTTATCTCCACTATTAGCTTTTAAAGAATCTAAAAAGGCTGATAAATTAGTCGACACACTACTCATATTCTTGTTAACGTCAACAAGAATTTCGTTTTGATTCGATAGTTTTTCAGTTACATCAGCTAATGTTGCAGCCATTTTTTATTATCCTTGTTGCTTTGCTCTCTCGCTTTTTTCTTTAATATCATCAATTAACATTGATAGATAAATTTCTCTCTCCCAAGGTATCATATCTTCTATTTCATGCAGTGAATAATGAAAATTTTGTAGAAGTTGAAAGTTAACTCTATAATAATTTTCTAGAGTTTCATGAGAGAGATTAATTAAAAAAAATCGTCAAGTCCTCTTAAAATTCTTTCGTTTGCTTCCCCGCAATTACTACAATTAAATTTAATTGCGTGTTCCATTGTTGGAATTGTTTGTACAAATTCTGTAATCTTATTAAATTGTTCTGATGTCATTGATTCTACAAACTTAACTACTTCTTCTCTTGGCTCATCTTTCACCACGATATTTTCGTTTTCAGCCATAATAGAATCAATGCAGCTGTATAGTATCTCCAACATTAATTCAGACGTAGATTCTGAGTTAAAGAATTTTTCATTTGCTACTAAAGATGAGTAATCAGGATACTTTAACTTAATAGAAATTTCATTTGTGAGTTTAACTATTTTTTCCTGTTCTTGTACATCAATTTCTATTTGTTCTAAATTAACAATTACATCGTTTGGAGTTTCACAACTATTACATGGAATTGATAACTCAACCTTTTCTCCAACAGACTTTCCTCTAATTTGAGTGAAGATATAATCAACGTCGAATGTGGTCAGGCTAGAAATTCTTACTGTATCTTCAATACATGACTCAACTGTATCTAAAATAGATTGGATAATTTGTTTTTTGTCCTGAGTCTCATAAGCTAAAAGTAGAACCTTTTGCTCTTTTACTAGAAAAGGTCTAAATCTAATCTTTTGTTGAGTTGACGGAATTGTTAATTCATACTTAGGTGCTGAGTTCAGCGATGGTAAAGCCATTATAATCTCCTAGACAATGCTACCCACGTTAAGATCCAAATCAAGATTAATGAAGTTTTGCGATGGCTTGATCGATTGCCATCTGGTGTAGGACAATTGAACTGTAACTTCTAACAGTCCATCTAATTCATTAGAAAAATCAATAGTACTAATAGAAGTCGGAAAAGCTTCTATTAACTCAATGCTGTAAACTGACCCTTGTCCAATGTCAACGTTTAATGATACTGGACCAGCATTTTGTCGAAGTCTACCAATGGGTTTGCGAAGTTGATGAATCTTAACGCTTTGAGCTGCGTATTCATTCTTATATCTAACTTCACTAGTTTCTTCATTTAAAATTCTGTCTCTCCAAGCGTCAAAGTATCTCTTAGCTCCATAATCGTTTAACAAGTAAAATGACATATTAATATCATCTTGAGCAAAACCGTACGCTATTTTTTCTCGGTATTGACCAATATTTCTTTCTGTTGTTAGAATTTGTTTTCCTGGCAGATTGACGCGAGTACAAAGGATGTTCATGTCTTTTGGATTTGATGGACCTGTGTTAAAAAATCCAGGCACACTCGGAATAAGTCCAGAGTTTCCATTCAATACTTCGTTTAGTGCTAATTGATAAATGTTACCAAAGAATGGTAGCTCAACTAAAAATTGATTTGGTCTAGCAAAACCTAGTTTTGAAGATACTCTTGCTTTAAGCTCATTAATAGACGACATTATAGCATTTTTCTCGTGTCAGAATAAACTTTAGATGCACCCTGTTTCTCCCATTGAGCAGTTGGAAGAAACGTTGCAATTTCCCATTCAGGCTTATCAACCAGAGCAAATCTGCTTCTTACATGACTTAGTAAGTAGTGTTTGATCATCGGATTAATATATTTTTTTGGTATACCTTCTCCACCTAAGAAAGCGTCAAGCACTTTTGCTCGAAGAACAGGTGGCATGTAATGAAGATTCAATCCATAAAATCCGCCTTCGGCAGGACCATACATAATGATAAGCGGAAATTTATCATAGTATGGTAACTTAGCGGCATGCTTAGGATCATAGTAGAACATGTACATGTTACCAAGTGGATCTTTTTTCAATGTTGAAGTTAACTTTATTTGTTCGTCACGCATCACCTTAGTCGGAGATACGCGACCAAGTTGAGCAGCTTTCTTACGAAACCACTCAACAGATTCTTTAGTGCGAGGAGTAATCCCAGCTCTAAATGCTTCAACTTCTAGTTTTTGAAATAAATTGCTCATGTTGATATTTATAACTATTTCTTAGATTTTTTCTTACGGTATGGAGCTAATCTTTTAAGAGGTTTCTTAATCTTTCCAGGCATCTTCTTTGGAAGCAATCCCATCTCTATTAAAGTATCTTCTGTCCAAACTTGAAACTCCCAGCCGCGATCTTTACAAAAACTATTGGCAGCTTCCCACTTATTCATATTTTTAATATAGGTTAATCCTTCATTGATATAGCGCTTAGTTCTTCTTTCTCCGGTAGGAGGCTCAGTTTCTTTTGCTGGTTTGATCTCAATTAATAAAGTTTTTTCGTCTAATACCACTTTAAGATCAGGAAAATACCGGTGGTATTTTTTATCAACGTCATAATAGTACGGAATAATCACTTCTTCTGAGGACCAATATTTTACTTTAGGATTTGTGTCGCACCAGATAAAACAATATTTCTCCCATAGCGATCTATAGACCACATTATTAGGATCTCCGCGATACTTGTTTTTATTGATAACTTGATATCTTCCAGAATACGCCATAGAACATTATAAATAAATTTAAATCTTTCTATATGTATAGGAATAATAATGGCAATTGAACCGACTGGCCCATATACTTATCCAATGTTAAATCAGGAGAGATATAAGGCACGTATTGAATTTCAAGCGATACGTGTTGAGCCACCTACTTTTTCAGAAGATTTAAGATTTGCTGCTAATGAAACTTTTAAAGCAATTGGCGAAGCCGCTACATTAGAAAGAAGTGGTAGTACTAGCGATGAAAGATCAGCACAACAATTTGGTTCTAAACTAAGAGACCAATCTGCTAAGAATAAGAATCTTAAAAAAATGAGACTTCTTCCAATTGCTGGAGAAAAGGCAAGTATATACATGCCGATTGCTCTTCAGTTTGATGATAGACTTCAATATAATACTCCGTCATTAGATACACTTGGTGGCACTCTACTTGCAGGATTAAATCAAGGTGGTGGAATATTAGCTTCTGCTGCTGACGCAATTGAGCGTGGATTCGCATCTATCACAGATTTGTTTAATGGTGTTCCGGAACAGGCAGCTGGATTAGCTGCTGTTAGAGCATCTCAAGCCGTACCATTTGTACCAGAATCTGTTCGAAACTCTTTGTCAGTTGCAGCTAGAGTATCTTTAAATCCAAATACCGTTGCCGCATTTGGATCAGTTGGTTTGAGAAATTTTACATTTCAATTTTCATTTATTCCAAAGTCAGCTGAAGAAGCTCAAGAAGTTAAAAAGATCATTTACTTCTTTCGAAAGCACGCTTATCCAGAAAGATTTGGTGGACTAGTTGCTTATAAATTTCCAGATATGTTTAGAATAAAACTATTGTATAACACTAGCGATGGTAACTATAAAACTGTTGGCACTGATATTTTAGATAGTTATTTGCAGAATGTTACTACAAATTACAATCCACAACAGATGGCTTTTCATCCAGATGGAGAACCAGTAGAAACAACACTAGCATTGACGTTCATTGAGCATAGAACTTTGTCTAGACAAGATATTCGAATACAACCAGATCCTGCGACAAATCTTGCGTTTAACGATAGAAATGTAGGTGGAGATTTTGCGTAATGAGTTATTTTAGATATTTCCCAAAAGACTTTTATACGTTTGGTAATGAAGAAAGACCAGACTACGTTCAAAATCTTTCGATTTATGTTGACATCGTCGATCAAGCAAAGAACACGATTTCATTCTATCGCGATTATTATATCCAAGATGGAGAAAGACCAGATCAAATTTCATATAAGCTGTATGATACTCCTAATTATCATTGGACTCTTTTTTTGATGAATGATAAACTCAAACAGTATGGTTGGCCATTGAAAAAAGAAGATGTATTATTGAAAGTTAAAAATGATTTTTCTGGAAAAATTATTACTACATATTCTCCATTATTTGTTGGTGGTGAATCTTTATTTAGAGTAGGTGATATATTTGAAAATTTAGATCAAACTAAATTTGGTGTTGTCACCGAAAGAGATGTTAATAAAGGTTACATTCAATTTACAGAAACTGTAGGGACTTTTACTGCTGGGGACGTTATTAAAACACTAGATCAAGACCCAACTATTACTATTAATTCAGTTATTGAAAAATACGAATCGATTAAACACTACACAAATCCTGCTGGAGAAATTTTACAGCTATCAGTTGACGAACAAACTGGAGGTTTGCAAGAACCTGCTGCTAATCTTACTCCGTTAAACTACATAGATTATTACTTGCAAAGAAACGAAGATCTAAAGCAAATAAAAGTTATTCGTCAAGAAGCAATTAATGAACTTGCTCAATTATTTAGAGAGGCTCTTCAGTCTTGAGTGAAAAATATTCTGACTATTATTTTGAAGAGATAACATTTATTTCTGATAGACTATCATCTGAAGTCGATCTAATTAGTGCTATGAGCGACTTAGAGATCTTTGAACACATCGAAAAACCTTACTTAACTGGATTGTTAGTTATAACAGATGCTGAAAGATTTTATGAGAAAGCTGACATCTTAGGTGGTGAAAGAATTAGAGTAACAATTAAGAGTGGTAGAGAATTTACCAGATCTTTCACAAAAATATTTTATATCGATCGAGTTGTTTCTACTCAAAAATCAACTGAGAGAGATACAACAATTATTTTTCACCTTGTAGAAGATATAAAATATTTTTCTAACTTGCAATTTGTAAGTAAATCTTATCGAGGTAAACCTACTGATATCATAGAAAAAATATCTAAGTTTATCGATAAAGAAATTAACGTTGTTGGTAGAGATTCTCAGAACATAAAAGTTATTGTTCCCAATTTAACTCCATTAGCCGCGATGTCGTGGATTAAAAATAGAGCAAGCACTGTCGAAGGATATCCATTCTATCTTTTTTCAAGTCTTGTAGGAGATGAACTAAATCTTATTGATTTAGGATCAATGGTTTCTCAAGAAAATTTAACTAAAAATTTCCCTTTTAAATATTATCAGAGTGCTATGTCTGATTTTGATATTATTAGTAAAAGAAGAGCTATTCAATATTATAAACATAATGATGCTGAAGATTTGTACACTCTTATTGCAAAGGGTTTAATCGGAGCTAGATATCAGTACATTAATACTTTAGACGAAAACATATATCAATTTGATTTTGATGTAGTAAAAGATCTATTAAAGCCATTGATAGATAAAATACTGGTTGGTAGACAGAAAAACGTATTATATTCTCCAGACTATGCTTTTAAAGATAAAAAATTCCATGAAATGCAATCTAGATTGATTACACAAATTGGAGGTGCACACACCTATGACACTGAATCTAGATTGCTAAGTTATAACGAAAATATTGACAACGCTAATTACAAGCTTATGATTATCTCAAAAGCAATGGAAAACATATTAAAAAAATCTCCACTTGAAATCGGAGTAAAAGGTATAGAATTTATTGATGGACAACAAAACGCAACAATCGGAAATAACATAGGTGTTGAATTCATAAACACTAATCCACATAATCCTCAGATTGAATTACTAAGAGATGCTAAATTGTCTGGTGATTATTTAATTTACGCGACTAGACATATGTTTAAGAAAGAAAAATATGATCTTAGCTTATCGTGTGTTAAGTTAGCAAACTACGTGAGGTCGTAATGATACCAGAAAATTTTACAGAATTTTATGGAGATCAGATAAGATGGTTCACCGGAATTGTCGTTAATATTAATGATCCATTGCAAATGGGAAGAGTGCAGATTAGAGCACACGGGATCCACTCTGAAGATCCAAACCAAATTAGTGAAAGTGAGCTCCCTTGGGCTCAAGTGATGGCTCCAATTACACAAGGTGGAACTGGAAGCGCTGGAAATTTTTTAGGATTACAGCCAAACGCTAGAGTTGTGGGATTGTTTTTAGACGGAAAGAATTCACAAGTTCCTTTAGTTTTAGGAACTCTACCAAAATATGAATCTTCCTCAGATGGTGGATCTAATATTAATCCTCTAGCAAAGGGAGAGCAGAAATTTCCTGCTGACGTTTCTGGATTATGTGTGAGTGTCGAGGACCCATACGCTGCTGAATATCCACATAATAAAGTGTACGAGACTGAAGGTGGTCATGTTAAAGAATACGATGATACTCCCGGTTCAGAAAGAATTCGCGAGAGACATGTCTCTGGAACTTTCTATCAAATGAATCCAGACGGTGACCACGTGACGCATGTAGTTAAAGATAGGTATAGCATAATTGCTGGAAATGACTATCTAGCTGTAAATGGAACTGTGAGAATCTGTGCAAAAGAATTCTTTCTTGAAGCAGAAACTGGTGATATTATAATTGATGGTGTGTCACTAGTGAATCATCAGCATCAAGATAATCCAGGTCTTGCTCCTGGTATTACTACACCACCTATTAAGGAATAATTATGAGCTTTCAAGATTTTAGAATCATAGGCGATAGAGTATCACAAGTTGACAGTGATGGAAATGTTGGATACCGTTTTCCAAATAAAAGTGGTATAGCTGGACAGATAATGTCTCTTTCCGAAGACAATAAGTCTCTTACCTTTACTGACGTTGGTCCTGCAGGAATCACCTTTTCGGAAATGCCACCGGAAGATCCTAGAGATGGACAGATGTGGTATGATACTGCTGACAACTTTAAAGTGTATGCGTGGTATGATTCTGAAGGTTCTTGGGTAGATGTAGATACAGATGCTTTTGCAGCACCTAAAAACTTAGGTGCTAGTAGTTTTGATAATCCAACTACTCTATCAATATTAGATTATGAAAATTTTCTTTTAAGAGAAATTACTGCAGCTGGTACCGGTGGAGATGGCGAAGGACAAATTAGTCCTCAACGGCTTCAAAATACTTTCACGTTTGTCGATGTAGATGGTTCAAAACTTGTTGCTGATTCTAGTCAAGATACATTAAGTTTAGTTGCAGGATCTGGAATCACTTTGACACCAGATCCACTAAATGATAAAATTACGATGAGCGTTAATGCAGATGCTTTTCCTAGAAATTTTAGTGCCTTTGGTCCAATTACACCCTTTAGTGAAAATGCTACAATATTAACACTAGCGTCTGGTGGAGATGCTAGATCTTTAATTACGGTTGATTATGTACCAAGCCCCGAAGCAATTGGTTTACTATGTTTTTTCGAAGCATCACCTTATGTAAAAGCTGATGTATCGTCTGATGATGATCGACAACCTCGGCCTGATTTTAAAGTCGTTATGGTAGAGGGCGGAAATGTTGCGACCGGAGATCGAGGATTTAGAACTGATGGCGGATTTGGTCCAGGATATTATATCTCAGGAGCGACGTATACTCATGCTAGGCGTATATACGGAACTCTTGCATTACTAGATCCGTACACTGGTGAAGATCTTTCTGGCGGTGAAGATGTTGGGATGTGTACATTTTTTGGCGTAATAGATTTTGCTAGAACTCCGAGTAGTGGAAAAGTTGCAAACGGGCGAAGAATATCAGTTGTTATTCCAGAAGGAAGTGCTTCCGTGCGTACAAGCATTGGAAAGCCAATGGGCACACTTAGAATTTTTGAGATAGTATAAAGGTATTTTTATGGGTATTGATTTTCCAGATAGTGCATTTGATGGACAAGAGTTTATTTTTGGTGGTTATAATTTTGTTTATAATGGACAAAAAAATAAATGGACTTCTATTCTTTCTTATCTAGCTGAAGGTGGTATTACGTCAGACGCTTTTGCATCTCCTACAACGTTAAATCTATTAAATGATCAAGGCGCTATAGTAAAAACTTTACAAGCAAGTGGTTCTGGTAATGCTCCAAATAATATCACAGAGACTCGTGTCGATGTGGTGTCTACAGAATCTCGTACAACAGTATTTGATATACCGAATGAAGACCCATATTTACTTTACTGGAGTGTAAGAGATGGAATTCCAAGAACTCTTGATTCACAAGCTATTCAATGGAAAAAATATAGTTTTCCAAAATCTCTAACTGCAAATAATCCTAATGTTTATTTTAGGCTTTACACCGAAGCAATTGGTGATCAATTGATTAGTGCTAGTCAAGTCTTAGGTCCTGGAACAGAAATAATTGTAAGTAATCAGCCAAATGATAATGAAGGTGGAAAAATTCATAGCGTTGGTGGATTTAGTTTTAGCCCAAGAACTGCAGAAAATGATTTGACTAATGGAGATAATGTAACATACGCATTTTTAAATGTACTAGAAGATCCAAGTAATTCTAATAATTTTGCTGTATATGTCAAAGTTGTCGCGATTGGAGATAAATGTACAGGGCAAATTTATATTTCTGGATATTTGAAAACAACAAATGTAACGTCAGAAAAATTAGAAGCGGCTGGAATTTCTGAAGTGTATGTGTCTGAGGTTGCTCCTACTGATGCAGCAGCAGGAGACATATGGTACGAAACAAATGATGATGGTACATACACTACAAATATTTGGAATAATACTACTAATGAATGGGAGCCAGCAGAAGAAAAAGCAATAGAAGAACCAGAGCTAGCAATTCCTAATGGAGACAATGGTGAAGTTTTGTATTACACTGGCCTTAATTCAAAAGATGTTGAAGCTAAAACAATAGCTGATGTTGGTCGATATGTTTTAGAATCAGAAGTAGCACAAGCAACAACTGCAGGAGCAAGAGCTGAAGAAATTTTTAACTCATGGTATCGCTTTTCTCATAACAGAACTGAAAATTATCCAGCTAGAGAGAGTGAGCTACAGGCTTGGGCTTTTGATGAGTCAACTGGAATCATTCAATGTACTGCAAATACTGGCACGTATGTCGGATTTGTTTCCGATGAAAGTGGTGCGTCTTATACTCATGAGGTCACCTTAACATCTTCTCAAAGTGACAACGATACTGTTGCTGTAGTTATGGCGTTTGTAACAGAAGGCACACCTGGACAGCCAGGTTACAGAGAACATACACTAACTGCTACGGTTACTACTGGCGGAACACCATCTAGATTAGGGTGGGGTGTGTATTACAACTATTTACAATCAGATCAAAAATTAATTCAAGAGATTTCTATTGATCCTAGTGGCGGGTGGAGTGGAAAAACTGTACGAGTAAGAATTGAAAAAACTGGAAAAAACTGGTTAGCAAGAACAAGTCAATTTAATTCACTCACTCCAGACACTGCAACAGACATTTCTTTTTCTACAGATGACGATCCGGACTTTGCTAAGTTTGAAGGTGAAGTAAAATATGGATATGGGGCGTATTCACAAGGGGGAGCTTCTTTTGTTGATCCTATTGTTAGTGGATTTTCAGCCTCAACAGTATATGACATGGAGAATCAAGTTGCATACTCGTTTAATCAATCTACTGGAGAGTACCAGCCAGACCCTAATGCCTTTGTTTCGCTTGGATTAAATAATCGTGGAAGATTTCTAATTAACCAGGCAAATGGACAGCTTTTTTACGCTGATTTAAATGGATCAATAGTTAATTTAAATTCATTTCCACAATTGTCATCTTACACCGTTACACAAGCAAATGATTTAGACGCATTAGTTGGGCAAATGATCTACGTAGAAAATGAAAGTGGTGGATCCGTCCCTGCGTTTTATGATGGAACAAATTGGAGAAGAGTGACGGATCGAAATATAGTGAGTTAATCTGTTATAAAACTAATAAATAAAAAGAAAAGAGTCGTGCATGTCAACAAAAGCTTTTTCAATAGAAGACGGAAACTTATCGAATAGACCTATCTATTCTACAGCTAGCCGTGCGTATAAAGATATCGACTTGACATTTGCAAGAAGACCTTCTGGTGATATTTTTAAGAAAGAAGATGCAGCAGCAGTTAAGCAAGCAGTAAAAAATCTTCTTTTAACGAATTTTGGAGAGAAACCCTTTGATCCATTATTTGGTGGAGATCTAAACAGATATCTTTTTGAACTATCTGAAGGATTTGATGAGACTGAATTAAAAGACCAAATATATTCGGTGGTTAATGCATATGAACCTAGAGCAGATATATTAGAAATTAATACAGCAATTTTACCAGATAACAATAATATTTTACTAACATTAGTTTTTAGAGTTTTAAACACTACAGATACTGTCAGACTTGACATATCAATTACGAGGTTGAGATAAATGACAACGATTAGATCGTCTGACCTAGACTTTAACGAAATAAAAGAGAGTCTTAAGACATATCTCCAGCAGAGTGGTGAGTTTACAGATTACGATTTTGAAGCGTCTGGAATTTCGAATATATTAGACGTACTTGCATATAATACTCATGTCAATGGATTGTTATCTAATTTTGCGATTAATGAATCGTTTATTACTTCAGCTCAACTCCGACCATCTGTAGTATCACATGCTGAAGCCTTAGGTTATTTTCCAAGATCAAAAACAGCTTCCTTTGCAGTATTAAATGTTAGTGTGAATAGTGAATCTACAACATTACAGCCAACAGTAATACTTCCAGCAAAAACTCAGTTCACAACATCAGTCAACGACGTAACATATACGTTTCAAACTCTAGAAGAATATAATGCAATAGTTGATGACAATGGAGTCTATACGTTTAAAAACTCAACTGGGTTATCTGACATCTTAGTATATGAAGGCGAAATTAAGACAAAAACTTTCTTAGTAGGAGAAAAGTTGGATGATCAGGTTTATGTGATACCTGATCCAAACATCGACACATCAACACTAACTATCAAAGTGTACGATACTCCAACATCGTCGTCATTCACGACCTACACAAATATTAGTAGAGTCGCTAGAGTAACAAACACCTCCACAGTATTCATTGTAAGAGAAGTACCAAACGGATATTATGAAATAACATTCAGTGACGGGAATGTTCTAGGATTAGCTCCAGTGGCAGGAAATAAAATTGTAATGGAGTACATTGCATCAAATGGTCCGAATGCAAATGGAGCCACTACGTTTACACCAGTCACGACAATATCATTTTCGGATACGACCTTTAATCTTTCTGTGGTCACTTCTGGAGTTTCTTCTGGAGGTAGTGAAAGAGAAACTATTAGTTCCGTTAAATTGAATGCGCCACTTAGTTTTGCATCTCAGCAAAGACTTGTAACAGCTGAAGATTACAGAGCGAGTATTCTTTCAAAATACTCTGGAACAGTAGCTGATGTAATTGCATGGGGTGGCAACGATAATGTTCCACCTCAATACGGAAATGTATTTGTCAGTTTACAATTCTACGATGATATATCACCAGGAATTCAACAGCAGATTAAAGATTCAATTGTTAATGACTTGGCAGCTAATTTAGCAATTATGTCGATCGATACCGTCTTTGCAGATCCAGAAATTACATATTTAGAATTAGGAACGACATTTAATTACAATCCGGATTTGACTGGAGAAACTGCAAGAACAATTGAAGCTAGCGTTGTAGGGCAAATTGCTCAGTATTTCAATGACAATCTTAAACAATTTGCAAAAATATTCAGAAGGTCAAATTTGCTATCATCGATTGATGATCTTTCTCCTGCGATTTTGAATTCTAAGATGACAGTTAAAATGCAGCAAAGATTTGTTCCAAGTACAACAGCGTCTTTAGCGTATAATATCTTTTTTCCAGCAGCTATAGCGGCTCCAGATGACGTTGAGCATACAATTGAAACAACGAACTTTACTTATGCAAACCAGGTTGCTAAAATAAGAAATGTCTTAGGTAGCAATAAGTTGAATGTAGTAACTCCTCAAGGTGAAATACTAAAAGATAACGTTGGAGAATATGATGAAGAATCTGGCACAGTAACTATTATTGCTTTCCAACCATCAGCATTTATTGGTTCAGCAATTAAAGTTTCTGTACTTCCTGCAAATCAAAGTACGGTTAAACCATTAAGAAATTATATTCTTGATATAGACCAGTCAAGATCGTTTGCACAAGCTGTACCAGATTATCAAGAAGTTAGAGTTAAGCTGTGAATACAAATTTAGAAAGAAGAGAAGTTAATTTCAAGCAAAGGAAAATTCAAGAGCTTCTTCCTGAATATTTCGCGTCTGATTATCCAGATCTTGTTATCTTTTTAGAAAAATATTATGACTTCTTATCTGTAGAAGGAGATCACGATTTTGAAAGGCAAATCAAAAATCTTCTTACTATAAGAGATATTGGAAGAACAGATTTAGAATATTTGAATTTATTGATTAGAGAAATTGGTAATGGAGTACAATCTTCTGATTTCTTTGATCAGCCTAGGCTCATGACTTCTCTATTAGCTCAGTATTACAGAGTGAAAGGTTCTTTAAATTCCATTGAAGGATTCTTTAAAGGATTTTATGGCCAAGATGTTTTTGTAGAATATCCTAAGAAAAATATTTTTATAGTTGGAGAATCAGAAATTGGAGCAGAGTCTTTAAGATTTCTGCAAGATGATCGACTATATCAAATATTTTCTATTCTAATTAAAGTTGGAATGTCAACGGCCGATTACGAACAGCTTTATAAAAAGTTTGTGCACCCAGCTGGATTCTATTTTGCCGGTCAAGTACTTTTAGAAGAAGAAGTAAGATTAGATCTTGATGCGATTGAGGGAGCGGTTGATCCTAGAGAAGTTGACGATAATCCGAAGTATGTAACTGAAGTTTTGATTGATGTAAATCCAGAATTCCACGAATTAACTGGATTGTACGAACAAAATGGAATTATCTTCAGAACTGCATTTGATGCTGATATTAATAAGTATCTGCAAGTATCTACTGATACGCTTGAATTAATTTATGGCGATGACTATACAATTAGTAATCTATTCTCGCCGAATTCATTTACGTTTGACGATACTGGACCAAATATGTCTAATGTCTTTGAAACAATGGATAACGATATGTTTACCAGATATACCAGCGATTCTGCGTATTAGTGTTATAAATAGTTTTACAAGTTTTTAGTAGGTGATTTAAATGGCTAAACAAAGTATTAGTATTGGTGCTGCAGCAAATGATGGTACAGGAGATACTTTAAGATCTGCTGGACAAAAAATTAATCAAAATTTTGATGAGGTATACGCTGGCCAGTTAGAAGGTCTTGTAGCACCTAATTTAACTACAGCGCAGAGAAATAATATTGTTAATCCATCGAATGGCCAAATCGTCTACAATGTTTCTGTTAACAGACTTCAAGTTTTAGTTAATGGTAACTGGATCGATCTTAATTAAAAACGGAACTAACTATGCCAGCTATAGCAACCACTGACTTAAGAAATTTATTTGCAGATCTACTAAGATCAGACGTTACGTCTATGATAGATTCCAGTCCATACTATGTTGGATTTGGAAAGTCAGATTTATTCGACTCTATTGATGAAGCCGCAATTCCAACTCGAGCAAAATACGATGAAATGGTTGCTAGATCTAACTTACAATCAGTTAAAAAAATAGTTAATAATTCTTTAGTAGTTCCTCGTAAAAACTGGACAAGTGGTACTCTTTATGCTGGATGGGACGATAAACAAGCTCTATATCCACAAAATTCTTATTATGTTTTAACCGAAGAAAATCAAGTATACATTTGTTTAAATCAAGGAAGAGATGGTAACGGAAATCCAATAGCGTCAATCGTTTCTCCTAATTACTCTACAGCTGGTGTGAATCCAGATCAAGCTTTTAAAACAGCCGATGATTATACATGGAAATTTCTGTATAAGATCGACGCTGTAAGTGCTGCAAATTATCTATCTTCTGGTTTTATGCCAGTTGCTAAAATTTTATGGGAAACTGATGGAGATTCTGCTGGATTAAATCCAGATCAGTTGACTCAGCTTTTGGTACAAAAGGCTGCGATTCCAGGACAGATCATCGGATTTGAAATTTTAAATCCTGGCACTGGATATACTACTGCACCTACAATTACGATTAATGGTGATGGCGGTGGAGCAGCTGCAACTGCTACCGTGTCAAATGGTAGAATTATTAAAGTAGATATGAATAACGAAAGCGCTGCTCTTGGCTCTGGTTATAATATTGCAAGTGTAGTGGTTTCTGGTGCTGGAGTTTCTGGAGATATTCGACCAATCATTGGACCTACTAATGGATTTGGAGCTGATCCAGCAAAAGATTTAAAATCAACATCAGCATTGTTGAATGTACTAACAGATGGCACTGAAAACGATGACTTTATTATTGGGAACGATTTTAGACAGATTACAGTATTTAAAGATTTAAAAGCTCCAAATGGAACAAATTTTACTGCTTTAACTGGTCAAGCACTTAGTTATCTTACTATGGATGGAGTTGGATCTGCCGCAACATTTACGGTTGATAACATTATTATAGGAGATCAGTCTGGAGCTCGAGCTTATCTTGATAAGATTGATGGAGCTGATATATATTATCACCAGAATGAAACTACTGGATTTACTCCGTTTATTGGTTTAGAAAATCTTTCTGAGGCTAACGGAAATGGATCTGGAACAATAATAAGCATTAACGATGGAGAAATTGATCGTTTCACTGGAGATCTTCTTTATTTAGAAAATAGATCCAGAATTATCAGATCTTCTGTTCAACAAGAAGACATTAAAGTTGTAATTACTCTGTAAGGTATAAACCATGCCAAACGCCTATACTAATGATACATTTTCTACAATATACAAAGATGACTATAGAGACAGTGATCACTATCATCGAATATTGTTTAATTCTGGTAGAGCTCTTCAAGCAAGAGAACTTACACAGCTTCAAACAATCATTCAAAATGAAGTGGCTAGAATAGGTAGAAATTTATACAGAGATGGATCAGCTGTTAATCCTGGTGGTATCACGGTTAATAACAAATATTACTATATTAAGATCGATCCAACATTCAACGTTTTACCAGATGATCCACAAGTTTTAATTGGCAATACCTTTATTACTACTACTGTTTCTCCTGGAATTAAGTTTAGAATTATCGATGCATATGCTGGAACAGAAACTGATCCACCAACTTTATACGTATCATATTTAGATACTTTATCTGGAACAGACAGCGCTAGTTCTGTTGTTTTAGATCCAGTATTTGTTCCAAATGGTGCAGAGTTTGAAGTCGCTGGAGTTTATCAATTTAAAGCAGCAGCAGTTGGAGCAGCTGGTACCGGTACAATTGCGCATGTCCAACAAGGTGATTTCTTTACAAAAGACCACTTTGTATTTACAGAATCTCAATCACTAGTACTCTCGAAATATAGCTCATTCCCAGATGTAGATCTTGGATTTAAAATAATTGAAGATATTGTAACTGCTATTGATAATCCTGCGTTATATGATAACCAAGGCGCAACACCAAATCTTACATCTCCTGGTGCAGATAGATACAGAATTCGATTAGAACTTACAACTAGAGATCAAATACAAAACGAAGATAATTTTGTATTCATAGCTAGAATTGAAAGAGGTCTTTTAGTCGAAGAGCAGTCAGTTGATATTTACAACGATATTTACGATAAGATAGCTGAAAGAACGGCCGAAGCCGATGGTGATTTTATATCTCAGCCATTTGTTATCTCATTAGATGAGTTGAATGATTCAAATCTTGTTGCAAATGTTTCTCCTGGAACAGCATATGTTCAAGGATATAGAATAGATTTACCTGCTACTAAAGTTCCAGTCAAAAAATCAATTACTACAGAAACAATTAACAACCAAGCAATTTACCCTAGCTATGGGAACTATGTAATTGGTAATCCCAGTAATAATACTGGCTTATTTAATATTAATACTCTTCAACAAGTTCAACTTAGAAGTTCTATCAACTTTGGTGGAACAACTTTAGGTACTGCGCGAGTGCGCGGAATTGAAGCTTCTGGAGCAGCCCACAAATACTATCTTTTCCAAGTACGAATGAATCCCGGTGAAAACTTTAGAGAAGTTCGAAGTTTTGGAACTGCAGCTAGTAACTATGTTAACGTAGTTTTAGATGATGTGAATGCCAGCATTTATGAATCAACTAAAAATTATATGTTCTTCCCACTTCCAAGATCTAGGCCAAGTTTTACTGGTCTATCTGACGTTGTTTTAACAGTTCAAAGATATTTTGAGTTTAGTGCTACTGGAACTACTGCAACAGTTACTGCTGGTGGCGGTGATGTATTTACTGATACTAACAACTGGGTTTTGTGTAAAGCTGGATCAGCGATTACGACAAATGCAACATATTCTTTTGGTGGAAGTCCTCAGGGTTCTCAGGTAACGATTGGTAATATTTCTGCTGGAAACTGGCAGCTAGTAGCCTTTGTACAAAAAGCAGACCCCGTTACAAGTAGAACAAAAGGTTTAGAAGAAGACGCTACAGAAACATTAAGCTGGGCTGGAAGAGATATAGATCCAGTAAGCGGAGTGCAATCTCTAGAGCTAGCAGTTCCTGACGTTATAAGAGTAAAAGAGATTAGAGCAACAGATGCAAATGGAAATGATTTGTCAGCTAATTTTGTTTTTGATAACGGACAACGTGATAATTTTTATGACAAAGCTAGATTGATTCTTAAGTCTGGAACAACGATATCTGCTGCGAATATTTTTGTTAAGTACGATTACTTTACACATAGTGCTAGTGGGAATTATTTTGACGTTACTTCTTATGATGGCGCGGTTTTATATAAAGATATTCCTGATTATACTACAGCGACAGGTGTTACATTCAACTTAAGAGATGTTATTGATTTTAGACCAACCGTTAACACTCTTGGTAATTTCTCAGGTGGCACCGCTAGAGTTAATCCAATTCCTCAGAATAATAGCACCATCACAGCTGATGTAAATTACTTTCAGGGAAGAAAAGACAAATTCGTAGTAAGCCCATTAAAATTAGAAAGAAATTTAAATAGAGGGCAGCTTAAACTTATTCAGGGTACACCATCGTTAAGTCCAAATCCACCTGATAGACCAGCTGGAACTTTAGACATTTATAACATGGAGCTTTATCCTGGAACTCTTAACGATTCTGATTTAACACTAAATCTAGTTAATAATAAACGTTATACCATGAAAGACATTGGTCGTCTAGAAGATAAAATTAATAGAGTAGCGGAAGTTGCTTCTTTAGGATTATTAGAATTAAACACATCTATACTTACAACATTAGATTCGCAAGGAAATGACAGAACTAAATCTGGATTCTTTGCAGATAATTTTAAAGATTTTTCTTTCACAGATTTATTTGCTGAAGATTATAGAGCATCTTTAGATAAAGAAAATGATTGTATTCTTCCTAGATACTATCCAAACGATACAAGATTGTTATTTGATTCAAATGATGCTAATAATGGTTTTGTTGTTCTCAAAGGCGATAATCTTTATATTCCTTATAATACAGAGTTATTGACTTCTCAAGATATTGCCAGTACGTTTACAAATGTTAACCCATTTGAAGTTATACTTAACATTGGGCATATGGATTTGTCTCCAGCTTCAGATGCGTGGATTGAAACAGATTGGGCTCCAGACGCAATTATCGATAAAGGAACTCGAGTCAATAATGTTGGAACTAAAGTAATTGAAACTAGAGATTGGGGCGGGTTAGTAGGAAGTATCGTCGGCGGGCTTATTGGAACTGCAATTATTGGACTCACTGGTGGATTAGGTGCTGGAGTTGTTGGATCCGCTCTAGCTGGACTTGGATCAGCCGGAGCACTTACTGCAGCAGCAATTTACTCAGTACCGATTGTTGGTTCCTCGATATTATCACAGCAACTCGGATCCGCTATTGGATCAGCAATAGGTGGACAAGTATTTAAGAGCAGTGGTGTCAGTAACAGCGATGTTATTACTGGAGATCGTGTAGACTTTAAATATGTAGGAGATAAGCTTTTATCTTCTGTTTCTATACCCTATATGAGATCTATTAAAGTTTCTTTTAGAGCTCAATCTTTAAGACCAAATAGTAGACACTTTGCTTTCTTTGACGGAGTTCCAGTGTCAAATTGGTGTCGCCGAGAGAATAAATTCCAAAGATATTCTGGCACAGAACAAAGATATGGCAACGTCTATAGAAATGCTACTGAGCATCCTGATGGAAGCACTAATTTATACACGGATTCTGCTGGAACATTGATTGGATCATTCTTTATACCAAGTACTTCTGATTTAAAGTTCAGAACTGGTACGAAAATGTTTAAACTTCTAGATATTAGTGCTGATAGTGATAATGGTGCGTTGTCATCTGCTGCTGCTCAATTCACTTCAGCTGGTCAGTTAGAAACTTGGCAAAGACAAATTGAGTCGACTCGAATTGTCGAAGTCATGACTGTGATCGAGAAGAAAAAAGCTTGGTACTGTTTCTGGGATCCAATTGCACAATCTTTCTTCGTCAACCAAAGAACATATCCAAATGGCATTTTCTTAACTGATGTTGATCTTTATTTCCAGAGCAAAGATGTAAGCGTACCAGTTCAAGTTCAAATTAGAGAAGTTGAAAATGGAACTCCAGTTGAGTATCCATTACCGGGTGCCGTCAAATTTGTTAACTCAGCAGATGTAAGAATTCCAGGAGATACTAATAATCTTAATAGTATTAGAGCGAATCCTACTAAGTTTGAATTTGAAGAACCAATTTATCTTTCTCCAAACAGAGAATATGCTATTGTAGTTCTTGCAGAAAGTACTGAATATAATGTTTATGTTGCTGACATCTATGACTTTATCATTGGAACGACTGAAGCTAGAGTTGCAAAGCAGCCAGCTCTTGGAGTTTTCTTTGAATCACAGAACGGCACAACTTGGTCGCCTGTACAAACTCGAGACTTAATGTTTAAGATTAACAAAGCAGTATTTGATCCAACCGGATACGTTTATCTTAAAAATGGACAACCGCCAGATAAGAGACTTGTCGGAAATCCAATTGAAACAACTAGCGGAAGTAATGTAGTAAAAATTAATCATCTTGGTCATGGATTTATTAAGAATGATTTTGTAACACTTTCAGGGTTAGATGAATCGACTCTATACGGTGGTGTTTCAGGCAGTATAATTAATGGAACACATCAGATCGTTGCGCTTGATTGGTCAGGATATAAAATAGAACTTCCGGAAGTTGCTTTAGCAACTGAAACAATTAGATCTGGAGGTAATGATCTAGTAGCTACACAAAATGCTATGATTAACGAGATGATTCCTCTTATCACAAATTTACAACCTGAAGCAACTTCTCTTTCAGCTCAAGCTAAGTTCACAACCGGGGACGCGTGGGGACTTGGCCGTGGAACCGATTTAAATGATGCTTATGATGAATTTGATTACGTACCAGTTGAATTAAATAATCTTAATTTGATTGGTACACCAATGATGGTTGCTTCAAGAGATAATGAGTTAGAATATCTCAGCGGTAATGCATCTACAACGTTCTTAATTAATATGGAAACTACTGATAGAAACGTATCACCTATCTTAGATTTGCAAAGAAGTACGTTACTTACAGTAGAAAATTCTATTGATTGGCAGTTAGACTACAATACACCAATGGATTATGTGCCAGAGACAGAGCCATCTGGTGGATCTTCTGCTTCGAAGCATATCACTAAGATCACTAATTTGATTAGCTCAGCAGTAGGATTACATGTCTTATTCAGTGCTGCAATACCAAATGAAGCTAGAATAGATGTTTATTATAGAACTGCTGTTGAGGGCGAAAATATTAGAGATAAAAATTGGGAATTCTTTGAGCCAAGTGGCTCTGGAGCTCAAGGGACAGGTTCTATGTTCTTGTATAGAGAATATCAATATTTGATTGGTGGACAAGCTGGTAATATGAGTCCATTCACACAGTTTCAGCTTAAATTTGTAATGAAATCTTATAATAGTAGTTTGATTCCTAGAATAGCAGATGCAAGAGTAATAGCATTGGCGGTGTAAATGAAGTTGAAGAAAATTGAAGGCCATCAGGGCCTAGCAAAAGACGAAGAATCTGGCGTAGTATTGAATATAAATATTCAAGAGATTGAAGCTGCTAAGGCAAGAAAACAAGCTTGGATCGAAAACAAAAAGAAAGAAGAATCTTTAGCGAATGATGTTGATAATTTAAAAAAAGATATATCAGAAATTAAAGAACTTCTTAAAAAAATAGTAGAGGGTTAAAATGGCAATTACTTGTGTACTCTTTTCTGACTTACTTGTAACACAAGTGAATAAGATTAATGAGATTGCTGCAAACGTCGGTAATTTAGATAGCATCGAAGATGATAATCTCGTTGACGCCATTAACCGTGTAAGAGCCACGAGTTCGATCAATGGATTAACCGATGGTTTTTCAGATAGTTCTTCTCTTGGTTTAGGTGGCAATGCTCTAAATCTTATACAAAGTAATAAAAATAATGTAGCAGTTGGCATTAACGCAATGCGATTAGCTACAACTGGATTCTGTAACATTGCTGTCGGCTATGGCGCTCTAGAAAATATGGATTCGGGGTTTGGTAATGTTGCGATCGGGCATCTAGCTCAATCGTGCGCATGCGGAACTAGAAACAACGTAGGTATTGGCGATAGAACGCTTCGTCTTAACATATGCGGATTCATGAATACCGCGATTGGCCATAGAGCTCTAAGCTGCGCAACTGAACACTATAATACTGCAGTTGGTGCAGATAACATGCCCAACCTGCTATGTGGTGAATGTAATACTTCAATTGGTGTAACTGGGTTATATAGCGCGACAGAAGCTGATAAAAACGTTGGTGTTGGCATCGACAACTTATGTGATGTCACAATCGGAAAATGCAACGTCGCTTTAGGTGCTCGCGCTGGATGCATGGTGACAAGCGGTTGCAACAACATCATGATTGGTTTTGAATCTACTATCACTAGTATTACTACAAACAACGAAATAGTAATCGGTAATAGAAACCACAACAGACTTAGAATTCCAGGTCTAAATTTAGATACCGATAGTGCTAGCGCAGGATCTGTATTGGCATGGGATGGAAATGAGTTTGAATGGGTCGACTCTGCAAGTCCATTGGGATATTCACCTGGAGTAGTGTTCCACTGGACGTCTCCACAACCTACAACAATATATCAAGCTCTAGACAGGATTGCTGCAGCTCTAACAGCTGTTGGTAATAAACCATAGGATTTAACTTATGGCTCGGGTGAGACCTCTATATTATAATCGAAATTTTGGCGCGCTTCAAGAAATGACAGATGAACAAATTGATACTGTCGCGAAGTGGATATTGTCTGGATATGGAGCTAATCCTTCTGCGCGCTTAGCAGTATCTTCTGTCAACAATGGTAACTTATCAACTATGGTTGATACTCGAGTTACTGCTAGTCCTCATGTTACTGGAACTATTTCTTTTCCAACTCCAGCTTCTCTTGGTAGTGTGTCTGTAGAGTATAACAGAATTACGTTTACATCTCAAAGTTTGGCTGAACCTGCAAATAGCGATGGAACTGATTATCCAGTATATTATCAACGAGGATCTCGAGCAATTAGAGCTATGAGTGCTGATGACATGTTTGACACATTTATTGGATCAGCTTTAACTTTAATACAAAATGGATCAATTACTCCATATAGAGTTCACGACGGAAATTCTTTATCTGGAGGATATAGTTTAGTAAGTAATAATCCAATCTTTGTCGACACTATTGCAAACGCTGGAGCATATCAAAATTCTTCAATACCAGAGGCATTAGATCAACCAACAATTGCAAAAAGATATTGGCTTCATAAATTCGATTCGATTTCTGATAGTATAGTAGATGGATTTAGACCTTTGTTTATTACCACAAATAAAAATTTAAAAGAATATAGTCTTTCTGAATTACAGTCTAAGGTCGTTCCTTTTTTTAATTTTATTTTTAGTAATACAGAAGGATCGCGAATAGAATACTCAATTGGAACTAATTTAAGTGGTTATAGAGCTTTAGGAACTGGAATAGTAAATACTAGACTAGGAAGCAACAAAATAGGTCAAGTGAAGGTGACTGGTAATGATTATAGAGCACAAAGATTTCCAGCTGGAAGCCAAGTGACGATTTCAACATATTATTTAAGAGCTAGGACTTTTTAATGGAACCATTTAATTCAGAAAATTACATTAACGCAGTATTCACCAATAATAAAGAAGATACCATTAAAGTAACTTATCTTTATGATGAACAACTTCATGAATATTTTATCGCCAATTTTGATGATAATCCTATATTAGATTATTTACTATCGATAGTATCTCTAGAAAAAATAGAAGAAAATACTACTCAACACATTAAAGAAGAAAGAGCTGTATTTAAAGATTTAGTAAAATCTATTGCAGAAGAAGATGGACTTATATTTAAAGAAGCAAATAAATCTGAAATTCCACAACTTGTAATGAGAGCAATATTGCAACAAGACGACGAAGTAGATAAAGAAGAATTATTTGCGTTTAAATTGGCAGTATTTGAAGTTGAAGAAATTCGTAATAGTGAAAATTCAGAATTAAAAGCACTCATAAGAAAATCAACAAACTATAGAGACGTATTAAGAGCTTATTTACAGATTATAGAATGAAACTTTTAACATGCTTAGTTGGTGACAAATATACTGAAGAAATGAATGAAGCGATTCATTCAACAATATCAGCAGATGAGCATATCACGTATCGTGGAGAGTTATCTAACTTAAATGGTGTTTGGAATAAGCTAGCTTTATTTACTATTCATGGACCATGTCTGTATATAGACATAGATACAATTGCATACGATAAGATTCCAGATTTTGAAAAGAAACCGTTTTTAATATGGTCTGCTTATTGGAAAAGAAATTCAAAAGAATTCTACTCTCCTCAAAAATTAGATACAGTCATCAACTCTTCTCTTATGTATTGGGAAGGTGATCAATCTCATATATGGAAGCATTTCCAATCAAATAAAGATTATTTTATGAGAAAATATAAAGGCATTGATCGATTTTTATTTTGGGAAGATGTTGAATATGATTTATTTGAAGATGGAATTATATCATCCCACGCGAATCCATGGATACATGAGACTCCGCTCGTAACATATAATGGTGAAGACTTTGCACAATATTTTAAAAGCAATAAAGAAAGCTTATAACACTGATCCTTATAGAGTCTTAGATATCGTTAATAGTCTTAATGAGAGACAAGAACAAAGCAAAAACTGGTTAATTAATAATTTACCAACATCTGCGACTAAACATTTAATTTTGGGTGGATGGTACGGAAGCTTAGCAGATAAATTAATTAATGCTAGAACAGTTGACATAGATCCAGGGTGCAAGAAATACGGAAAAATTATGTATCCTGAAGTAGAGTTTGCAACATGTGATATGGTATCATATTTAAAAGAAAAAGTAAACATTTTTGATTCTATTATTTGCACCAGTTGTGAACATGTCGATCAAGAATATATAGATCAAATTTTTGAAATAACTGAAAATAAGAAGTGGCTTACATTGCAATCAAACAATTATTTTGAAATTGATAGTCATATCAACTGTAAAAAAAGCCTTGATGATTTTGTTAATGAACTACCATATGTAGACATACACTTTGCTGGTGAATTGCAATTAGAAAAATTTAGTAGATTTATGGTGATTGGAAGATGACAGATTGGGCTGAAGCTTATAGCGAAAAAAAATTAAAATTGATTGTAGAAGCAACTACACATTGTAACGCGAAGTGTCCACAATGTCAAAGAACAAATCCTAATGGACTCGATAAACAAGACTGGTTGAAGTTAAGTTCTTGGTCTCTAGAAAATTTCACAAGATACTTTAACAAAGAAGATATTATCATTGTTGGATGATTATGGAAAAGATAAAGAAATTACTTATCACGACCAAGAACGAATATAGGTACTTACCTTTTACTGAATGTGTGAGGTATGTATCTACTTTGTTATATGATAACGATTATTTTCTTCAGACTTATGTACCTAAGACAAAGAAGGCTAAAGAGGTTAGTTTGAGAATAGCAGAGATAAATGATGATGATAAAGTAGAGCACTATACGGTACTTCTTAATTATAGAGTATGTTTTAAACAATGTAGTGGATACATTGATGTTTATATAAAGGAGAAATAGAATGTCTAAGTTGAAAGAGTTAGTAGAATGGGTAAATGAAGATGGTGGTATTGATGAAAA